TGTGCGTGTTGGCTTTCAAGTCATTCCGTACTACACATCGCTTGCTGGTGCAGGGTTATCACTACGTTTACGTTCAGTCCAAGTCATTGAAGCACTAGCTGGTGGTAGTGATGCTACTAGCTTGTTTGACGATGAAGATGGATATGACCATGCAAGCCAGACTGTCGCTCCAGAAGCTCAAGGCTTCTCTGAAGAAGCTGAGGAAGCGAATGAAGCCTTCCCTTTCTAAGCAACAAATTGGACTGAAGTATGGATTTCGCAGTGGACTAGAAGTACGGGTTGCTAATGAGCTTACGGCTCTTGGTGTCCCGTACACCTACGAAGAGGAAAAAATTAAGTACACAAAACCTTCTCGTATTTCAACATACACTCCGGACTTCAAGATTGGAACAATGTTTATTGAAACCAAAGGTCGCTTCATGGTGGCTGACCGCCAGAAGCACATCCTCATAAAAGAACAGCATCCTGATTTAGACATCAGATTTGTGTTCTCAAACCCAAAGCAGCGAATCTCAAAATCTTCACGGACTACATACGCAATGTGGTGCGAGAAACACGGATTCCTGTATGCAAAGGAGAGTATTCCCAACGCATGGCTAAAAGAAGTAAAAGAAGCAGTACAGAATTAATCGTAATTCACTGCACAGCAACACGTCCTTCTATGGACGTAGGAAGAGTAGAAGTAGATGCGTGGCATCGACATCGTGGATTTTTCGGTATCGGTTACCACTACGTAATTAGACGAAACGGCTGGCTAGAAGAAGGCCGTAACTCTGAGGACATAGGCGCACATGCGCGTGGTTTTAATTCTAATTCTATAGCAATCGCAATGGTCGGTGGTGTTACTGAAACTGACGTTAATGTTTCAGAAGACAACTTTACGGACGAACAATGGGTGACTCTCAAATCACTCGTTGAAAGTCTAAAGGAACTGTATCCGGACGCTGAAGTTCTAGGCCATCGTGACCTACCCAAAGTTTCTAAAGACTGCCCAAGCTTCGATGTGAAGCAGTGGTGGGCTGATGAAATTATTAAAGTAGCACCATAGCTAGACCCAAACAAACGCCTTCAATTCTGAGGGCGTTTCATCATTCTTATGAACTCAATAACTGAGAGAAAAAATATTATGACCCAAACCAATACAGTAATTAATCACCTTAACAACAACCGCAAGTTAACTTCAATTGAAGCGATTGGCTTGTACGGAATCACACGCCTTGCTGCTGTGGTTTACACCTTGAGGAAGAGTGGACTAGATGTCACAACGACCATGAAAGATGGCGTTAACAAGACTCAGTACGCTGAATATAGTTTAACTCACTGACCATGCGGGAACATGACGACAGCCCTGTAGTGGGGCGTGAACCCTGCCCAGACTGTGGTTCCCGTGACAATCTAACTCGTTATGCATCAGGCCGAGCCTACTGCTATGGCACTGGCTGTGGCCGGATGGAATGGCCTGATGATGATGGAGAACAGACAACCCAAAGCTCAAGGACTCGTATGGCTAGTGATTTAATACAAGGTGAAATCTCTGCGCTACGGCAACGTGGTATTAGCTTAGAAACGGCAAAGCATTTTGGTTACAAAACTGGCTCGTATCGGGGCCAGCCTGTACACATTTGTCCATTACATAATGTTGATGGCAAGTTAGTAGCACAGCAACTGAGAACTGGTGACAAAGAGTTTCCTATTCTAGGAGACTTCAGTCAGACCCCCATGTTTGGAACCAAGCTTTGGTCTAAAGGTAAGAAGGTAGTAGTCACTGAAGGCGCACTTGATGCGATGTCATTAAGTCAAATTCAGGACAATAAATGGCCAGTGGTTTCACTGCCTAATGGAGCAGCAGGGGCCGCTAAAGCAATCAAAGCTAACCTCGCTTACTTCAATGCATTTGAGGAAGTAATACTCATGTTTGATGCAGATGAAGCAGGAGAGAAAGCCATCGCTGCTTGCGCTCCACTGTTCCCTGCTGGTAAATGTGCAGTCGCTACCATCAATGGTTACAAGGACGCTAACGAAGCACTGATGGCAGGTTCTAGTCGCAAGATTCTTGAGGCTGTTTGGAATGCCAAAGTCTATCGCCCTGATGGAATTGTGAGCCTAGCAGACATTCGTGATGAACTTGAAAAGCCAGTTGAGTGGGGATTGTCTTGGTACTTAAACACCTTGAACAACCAAACTTATGGCAGACGCAAAGGCGAAGTCTATTGCGTAGGTGCTGGAACTGGAGTTGGTAAAACTGACTTCTTAACTCAGCAAATTGTCTACGACATGTATGAGTTGGAGCAACAAGTTGGCATCTTCTTCCTAGAACAAATGCCTACTGAAACTGCTATCCGAATTGCAGGTAAACATGCAGGTAAATTGTTCCATATCCCTGATGGGGATTGGACAAAAGAAGAACGAAGTAAAGCCCTTGATGAACTTACTGAAGCAGACAGATTGCGCATGTATGACAGCTTTGGTGTGTGCGAGTGGGATGTAGTTAAGTCCAACATCGAGTACATGAACCATGCTGAAGGTATCGAAATCTTTTACCTAGACCATCTAACTGCTTTAGCAACAGGCCAAGGCACAGATGAACGTGTGGAACTTGAACGCATCACCTCAGACATCGCCAAACTCGCCAAGCGTTTGAACATAATCATCATTATGGTCAGCCATTTAGCTACGCCTATGGGCAAGCCTCACGAAGAGGGTGGACGGGTGTCAATCAGACACTTTAAAGGCAGTCGGGCTATCGGCTTCTGGTGTCACTTTATGTTTGGTCTTGAACGTGACCAACAAGCTGAAGATGAAACTGAACGACAGACTACAACCTTCCGTGTCTTGAAAGATAGATACACAGGCCAAGCCACTGGTTTGACCTTCCCGCTTAACTACAACCATGTAACAGGAAAGCTTTACGAGGCAAGTCCATTTGACTCAGCCCCTGTAGCTGCAAATTTCTAACAAGGAGAAACTTATGTTTGATATAAAAATTCACCGAGAAGTTGAAGATGCATTTGACGATTTCACGCTCACCTTTACCGACAGCATGATAGAGGCGCAGCTTGAAAGCTATGAGATGTTAACCCTAACTGGTCTTGTGTCCCCTGCGATTCAAGAGTTCGTTAAAACCATGTCAGCCCTTATGGATAAGCGTGACCAAAAGCGTGAGCCAACTCAGTTAGAACTAGACTTGACGCTAAACTAATGCGCCTAGTCATAGACATTGAAACGAATGGCTTTCTCGCAGACCTAACGACTATCCATTGCATCGTTGCCTATGACTTAGACACCACCACACTCTACAGGTTTAGACCTGAAGAGATACGTGAAGGTATCGCTCTTCTTCAATCGGCTGATGTATTGATTGCCCACAATGGAATCAAGTTTGACATACCAGCAATCCAGAAACTCTACCCTGATTTTAAACCGAAGCAAGTCATAGACACCCTCGTGTGTTCACGCCTTATATGGTCAAACGTAAAGGACTTAGACTTCTCTCATTTCAGGAAAACTTTGCCCCCCAGGTTTATTGGTTCTCACTCGCTAAAGGCTTGGGGTTACAGGCTTGGAGAGCATAAAGGTGAGTATGGTGAGAAGGACAATGCGTGGGATAAATTCACGGAAGAAATGCTCACTTACTGCGAGCAAGATGTTCGTGTCACTGTAAATCTGTACAACAAAGTGTTGGGCAAAGATTACAGCCAACAGGCATTAGACCTTGAGCATTGCGTAGCTGAACTGATGTGGCAGCAGGAGTGTAATGGGTTTGTGTTTGATGAAAAGAAAGCGCAAGAACTGTACATCAATCTAGCTGAACAACGTGACGTAATTTACCAAGAACTTTATGGGTTATTTCCAGCTTGGGTTGTCTCTGAAGGTATCAAGACACCAGCACGTAGCTGCAAATATAAAGACCCTCTTAAAGCTGACCGGACAAAGGATGCATCCTTCACTAGCCTGAAAATTGTGGAGTTTAATCCAGCGTCACGCGCCCACATTTCTAACCGACTTATCGCTAAGTATGATTGGAAACCATCAGTCTTCACAGACAATGGACAGCCTAAAGTAGATGAAACAACTTTAGCAAAGCTGCCATATCCCGAAGCAAAGCACATGGCCAAATACTTCATGTTGCAGAAGCGTATCGGACAAGTATCAGAAGGTAAGCAAGGCTGGCTCAAGGTCTGCTCCAACGGAAAGATTCACGGAAGTGTGAACCCGAATGGAGCAGTCACTGGACGAGCCACGCACTCTTACCCGAACCTAGCTCAAGTGCCTTCAATGCGCTCACCTTATGGTAAAGACTGTCGTGAATTGTTCACTGTTCCTAAAGGTTGGAAGCTCATGGGTGCTGATGCATCAGGCTTAGAACTTCGATGCTTGGCTGCTTACATGGCCATCTATGATGATGGGGCTTACGTTGATGTTGTGCTTGATGGAGACATCCACACTGTTAATCAA